GACTACTGGACTTCAGAAGACATGACAGCAGCTAATGCAGCCATTACGGCTGGTAACGCCTACACTGCATAATGAAGCTACAGCAAGTCATGGAACCAGAACTCAAAGTCCAGATGGAACTGGATGCTCACGAAAAAGAATGTGCCATCCGTTATGAGATGGTGCATGGCAAGCTAGAAAGCCTCGACAAGCGTATGTGGAGGCTTGAAGCAATGATAATGGGGTCAACGGTAATCATCGTTGGCCTAGCAGCATCGTTGCTAATGAAAGTATAAGGAGACAGCTATGATTGGCTTACCCCCTGTTGATGCGATTGAAATTGCATTGCTTGTAGTAATCATTATTCTTATTGTTAGAAAATGATACATGTATTCCTCTTGCTAGTCTATCTAGGTACAGGAGACTCTCGTAAACTGACTAGCGGAGATATGTACTTTCGTGATGTAAACGATTGTAACTATTTCGCTAGTCGGGTTGCGAAAGCTTATGGCAACTATCAATACTCAGCATACATAGACCCCAAAGACAGGGTAACAGCCTACTGCGTACCTAAATATGTAGACCAAGACAGCGTGAGGATATACGAATGATTGATCCAATTTCAGCTATGGCGACAGCTAACGCTGCCTTTAGAACCATTAAACAGGGTTTTTCAGTTGGTAGAGACATCGAACAGATGGCCTCTGACCTGTCTCGCTGGATGGGTGCTTTATCTGACTTGGAACAAGCAGAAAAAGAAGCTAAGAATCCCCCTATATTTAAGAAGCTTTTCTCTGGTTCTACAGTAGAGCAGGAAGCCATACAAGCTTTCGCGTCTAAAAAGAAAGCAGAGCAGCAGAGATATGAGCTAAAGCAGTGGATTAGCCTTACTATGGGCAAGAGTGCGTGGGATGAATTAATACGCATGGAAGGCCAGATACGTAAACAACGTCAAGAAACCATTTACAGACAGCGAGAACGCAGAAGAAAATTTGTAGAAGTTGCGGCTGTTTTAACTATTAGCCTTACAGGTATAGGTCTTCTTGTTTTGTTTATTATATGGTTAAAAGGAATAGCAGGATGATTAATGTATTACTACAAGGTTTATTTGGTGTAGCCAGTAGCGCAGTCGAAGGCTACGTGGACACAAAGAAAGCCAAAGCCAAACAGAAGCTTGTAAAGATTGAAGCTGAAACTAGCATTATGGAAAAAAAGATTGCTGGTGAAATTGATTGGGACAAAGAAGCCATATCTGGCTCAAAGGAGAGTTGGAAAGATGAGTATCTTACAATCTTGTTCAGTATACCACTACTACTATGCTTTATACCCTTCACTGTCGAATACGTTGAGAGAGGATTTGAAGCGTTATCTCTCACGCCAGACTGGTACAGGTACACGCTAGGTATTATCGTAAGTGCGTCTTTTGGTATCAAGGGTGCTACAAAGATGTTTGGTAAGAAATAGTGTACCATATGTGGGACATGCACAACAGAACCACAGAAGAACAGGCAAAGAGAAACAGAATGACACAGCTAGTTGAACAACTTAAACGCCACGAAGGATTGAGGTTAAAGCCATATCAATGCACTGCTGGAAAGCTAACTATCGGAATCGGACGAAACATCGAAGACATTGGCATTTCGGAAAGCGAAGCAGAAATGTTGCTGTCCAACGACATACAACGAGTGGTAACACAGTTGAAGGAAACCTTTCCGTGGACGCTGGACTTAGACGAGGTACGTTTTGCAGCTCTCGTCAACTTTACCTTCAACGTAGGGATAGGAACAACCAGCAAGTTCGTAAACGCAATGGCTCTGCTAAAGGGAGGAAACTTCGATATGGCAGCAGACGAGTTTCTGGACAGTAGATGGGCTAAACAAGTAGGACAACGCGCTGTAGAGATTACAGAGCAAATCCGTACAGGAGAGTGGCAGTGACAGAAAAACAACAGATGGACACTTTGCACGAAGCTGTAACGCAAGAGCTACTGCTACGTGTACGAAGTGGGGAAGCCACAGCCAGTGAGCTATCAGTAGCTGTCAAATTTTTGAAAGACAATGGTGCTTCTCTTGATGCAATCATGGCAGAGAGTCCTATGGCAAACCTGTTAAACGATCTACCCTTTGATGTAGCAGAGAGTGTACAGTGACAAACATTCCAGAGCCTCTTAGAGACTTTAGGAACTTTACCTACCTAGTATGGCAGCATCTAGGACTACCAGAGCCTACTCCTGTACAGTATGACATAGCTAACTACCTACAGAGTAGTCCCAAGCGTAGCATCATTGAGGCTTTTCGTGGTGTAGGTAAGTCCTACATCACTGCTGCCTACGTGGTACATCAGCTATTGCTAAACCCACAGCTAAAGTTTATGGTTGTCTCTGCGTCTAAGGCACGTGCTGATGACTTCTCTACATTCACACAGCGTATCATTGTAGAGCTACCTATATGCCAGCACCTAGTTGCTAAAGAAGGTCAACGCTGGTCTAAGATAGCCTTTGATGTTGCACCTGCTAAAGCATCTGGTAGCCCCTCAGTGAAGTCTGTGGGTGTTACAGGACAGCTTACAGGTAGCCGTGCTGACATTATCATTGCTGATGACGTAGAAGTTCCTAACAACAGTATGACGCACATGATGCGTGAGAAGCTGTCAGAGACTGTCAAGGAGTTTGACGCTGTTCTCAAGCCTGATGGCAAAATTATCTACTTGGGTACACCTCAGAACGAGATGTCCCTATACAACGTACTACTAAACCGTGGTTACGAGATGAGGGTTTGGCCTTCACGCTACCCTACCCTAGATCGCGCAGAGAAGGCGTATGGGGGCAGGTTAGCACCTTCGCTGTATGAAACCCTACAAAACAAGCAAGAGGCTGTGTATGGGCTTCCTACAGACCCTAAACGGTTTGACGATGAAGATTTGATAGAAAGAGAGCTAAGTTATGGTCGAAGTGGTTTTGCTTTGCAGTTTATGCTGGATACTTCACTTTCTGATGCAAACAAATATCCGCTTAAACTAAGTGACCTACTAGTATACTCATGTGATAAAGACACAGCACCAGAGAAGATGGTGTATGGTGTTATGAAACCTATGCACGACTTGCCCAATGTTGGACTCTCTGGGGATAAGTTTTACGCCCCTGAGGACACGATAGGTCGGCAGAGGTACTCTGGTAGCATCTTAGCCATTGACCCCTCTGGTAGAGGCTCTGACGAGACTGCATACGCCGTTGTAAAGATGTTAAACGGTTTCCTGTATGTTGTAGATGCTGGGGGTGTTGAGGGTGGTTACACAGATGTAGCACTACAACACCTGACTGACCTAGCTAAGATACATCAGGTAAACATGGTTCTCATTGAGAGTAACTTTGGTGACGGTATGTTTACGGAGCTACTCAAGCCACACCTGCTCAAGAGCTATCCCATAGCTATGGAAGAGGTTAGGCACAATACACAGAAGGAAGCACGTATCATTGACACCCTAGAGCCTGTTATGAACCAGCATAGGCTTGTTATAGACCCTAAGGTTATTCAGAAGGACTATGACAGTGTACAGAATATGCCACCTGAGAAGGGCATTAAGTACATGCTGACGTATCAGATGACTAGGATTACTAGACAGCGAGGAGCATTGGCACATGACGACAGGCTTGACGTTCTTGCTATGGCAGTGCAATACTGGGTTGACCAAATGGCTGCTGATGCAGATACAGAAATCAGAATCAGAAAAGAAGAACTACTGGACAATGAACTAGAAAAGTTTATGTCTCACCTGAATGTTTCTACCATAGAGCAGAAGCAGGAGGGCTGGTTACAGTTCTAAAGTTACAACATGGATAAGGGCTGTTAAACATACCATAGTGTATATTATATGTTTAACATGTTTAACAGTCTTTAACCTACTACTTACTACTTATGTATCGGTCATAAGAATGAGGCAGGAGTAAGATGGATGTATTTTGGTAAAAAAATCTGAGGGGGTGTATAATAGTAATGAACGCGCGACACCCCCGCGCCACTCCTTTATTATACCACGTGTCAAACATTCTGTCAATGTCAAACATTTGACGCCAATTCTTTGACATGTCAAACATCTGACGCGCCAGTGCTGCATATTTGCAACATGTGTGACATTTTTAACACACTCTGTCTGTCTCTCTCTATCTGTTCTTGTTCTGTTCATGTCCAACATGTAATACACCTTATAATATATATAAACGCATGTTCTCTATTTGTTCTTTTTTCAACATTTTTTACATTTTTTTCATTTTTGGGGTTGTGTTTATTTTTTGCCTATGCCATTATCTAATCATCAAACGAACACAAGCCTAATCACTGGCGACAATGTACTTGGTACAGATACAAGGTGAGATAAAGCGGAAAGGTGGCTAGCCAGCATAGTTTGATAAGAGACTAAAAAAGACTTGACTAACTAATACGACTAAGACTAGACTAAGAGAATAGAAAGACACATACGCTTGATAGCGACAAGACAACCCAAGTTTGTGGAAGGGCAGGCTACAGACCCTATAAAACCCTTGATGGCGAAGGTTAGGCAAGGTGGGGCGTGAGTGCTTGGCCAAGCTAGGGTGGAGTCCGATAGCAAGGACAAATCCCTAGCTATAACAAGGTGCAATGGTGCGCCTATATTGCGAGGAGTAGAAAGCAATGCAAAAATCAATCACAATCGTATCACGTAAAGAAGTACA